GTTAAAAGCTAATGGGAACGGTTATGTTTTTTCTGATGATGGCGGTAAAACGCCTGTATCTGTAAGCACGATAAAAAGACATTTTGACAAGGCTTTGGATAATATCGGTATAGACAGGGAAGAAAGAAAAGAAAGGCATTTGAATTTTCAATCTTGGCGGTACTTTGTTACTACCACTTTGAGAAAATACAATATTGCGGAAAATAAAATACGGTCTTGTACTGGAAGTGTTGATATTACCGAATATTACTCACGTTTTAATATACATAACCATTTTGACGTGATGGAAGTGCAAGACAAAATTCTTACTGACGTAAAAAGCCTGATACCTGCCGAATAAAGATATTCTTTCAAGATGATAAGCCGTTTCCTGCAAAAAACAGGGGACGGCTTTTTTTTTTGCCCAAATGTAATTTAATTTTTAGCAAACCTAGAGATAACTCTAGTTCCGTTCTGGTTTATACGATTGCATTATTTCTTTATGGCGGAGGAAAGCATGAAGTTATTTGAACCTGTGGGTAATGAAGTTATGAGTTACAAGGGGTTATCTGAATATCTGAAATTGTCGCAGGGATATTTGCGGCACAAGGTTATGAATAACGAAATTCCATTTTTCAAGATTGGTTATGCTGTCCGCTTTTCAAAGAAACAAATTGACGAATGGCTGCAGGAATATCAGCGAAAAGCAAAACCAAAACAGGAAGCGGAACATGAATGACATTGACAAAATAATTGAACAAGCAAAAGCGGAAGTTTTGCCTTTTGACAGTTGGGAACGCTTGACAGGAGAAACATCAGAGGCGTTTTATGCTTTTTGTGTTTTTCGTGATTTCGGAATGGATCGGAATATTCTAAAAGCGGTTGAAAGCATTGAAAAAGATGAGCGTGTCCGTTTGAAGAAATACAGGACGTGGCGAAATTGGGCGGTTAAATACCGCTGGAATGAACGTGCGGCGGATTATGACAGATACATCGAGAAAATGAAATTGTCAGAAGTGCGGAAAACAATTGAAGCGCAAGGAGAAAAGCACAGGTTAGTAACAGGAAAAATGCTCGATGTGGTCAACAAAAAACTTGATTTGATGAACCCCGAAGAATTAACACAGGGAATGGTTGCTGAATGGACGCAGACTGCGATTAAAGCAGAACGGGAAGCGGCAGGTTTAATTTCATCTAACGGTAAGACGGAAACGAAACAAGGCGAATTAAACTTTGTGTCGGACTTTCAAGGATTGTAAATCATGGGAACAACGGTAGTGTTCAAACCAACAGCAATACAGCGTAAAGCTCTTGCCCTTCTCAAAGGCGGTGCTAAACATATATTGCTTTTTGGCGGTTCTCGTTCAGGGAAAACTACCGTAATTGTTATGGCAATTATTTATCGTGCGTTGCGTTATGCCGGAAGCCGACATCTTATTTGCAGGTATAGAGCAAAAGACGCTAGATCATCGGTACTGCGTGAAACTCTTTTCCCTTTATTAGACAACACTGTCGGGAAAAACGGATATACATATCTGACGCATGAAAGCGTTATTACTCTTTTTAATAAATCAGAAATATGGATTGGCGGTCTTGGCGATAAGGAGCAAGCGGATAAAATACTCGGACATGAATATAACACAATCTATTTTAATGAAATAAGCCAATTATCATATATCGCTGTTACTACTGCTTATTCACGTTTGGCAATGAAGGTGGAAGGCTGTAGAAATTTATTTTTCTATGACTGCAATCCGGGTTCTCCTTTACATTGGGCTTACAAAATCTTTGTTCTTAAAAAGACTTTTCAAACTGGAGAGGCTTTAGAGAAACCGGAATTATATCAATCTATGTTACTTAATCCGCAGGATAATCAAGAGAATTTACCAGAGGATTATATTTCAGATATTCTTGACGCTTTGCCTGAAAAACAAAAGGCTCGTTTTCGTGATGGGCTTTGGGTTAAAGCTGACGGTGTTATATACGACCGATTTGACGAAACAATGATTGTCAAACTTGCTGATATGCCGAAAGAGTTTGACAGAGTTGCCGCAGGGCAAGACTTCGGGTTGAACATTACTTTTGTTAAAATCGGCTGGATTGGCGATGTTGTCTATGTGCTTTGTGATTATGGCGCATTTAATATGACAACAAAATCATTTAATGCGGAGTTGGAAGCAAGGGGCTGGCTGGATATAAACGATAGTATGTCGTGCCCTGTCTATTGCGATCCTGCTGGTGGTGAACGAATACAGGAAATTACAGGAGGCACAAAAGCTAATAATTCTGTTGAAAGTGGAATTGATTACATCAACGCAAAAATTGAACGTGGACAGTTTTTTGTTTGCGAACGGTGCAACGGCATACTGTCCGAGATATGGGACTATTGCAGAAATGAGGCTGGAGAGATTGTAAAAGTAAACGACCATTATATGGACGCTTTACGTTATGCGATATTCTCTGATATACAGCAGGGAGTTATTTTAGCATGAAACTCTTTGACTGGTTGAAACCTAATCCACAGCGACAAAATAACTGCCAGCAGAATATTGAAAAGTCATTGGCTGGTGATAATTCCGATACAATAAAACATTTGTCTACAGATGATGATTTTAGTATATTTTATAATGAACCCTTCAACGATCCTTATCTTTGCAACGCATGGATCAACATTGCGGTTAATATTCTTATCCGTAATGTTGCTCGTGCGGATTTTATTCTCGAAAGAGAGGGGATCGAGATAACAAATGGTTCGCTTTTTAATTTATTCCACAGACCTAATTCTCAATTAAGCAGATTTGATTTATGGAAAGAGACTGCGGCGTGGTGGTTCATTGAGGGCGAGGCTTTTTGGTGGTTCGGTGAAGATTACTCCGGCGGATTGCCAAAACAACTGTATATTCTTAATCCCCGTAAACTCAAGCTTGAAGGTGAAGGGGTGGAATTACAAAATGAGTTTACAAATAAAAAACGCCGCTGGTTTTACCACTGTGGTACTGAATTAGTACCTATCTTATCAGATGAGTTAATCCATTTCAAAGACTTTAATCCCTGGAATTCATTAAGGGGTATCAATCCGCTTGTATCTTTATCTCTTGAACTCGAACAGGATTATTTCGCCAATAAAGCAAATTCAACTTTATTAAAAAATAACGCTATTCCGCAAGGGTTGTTAAAAACTGAACAGACTTTACGACCCGAAGAAGCAGACGCACTAGAAAGAAGATGGGAAAGTAAATACGGGCAGGTTAAAGCCGGAAGAAAAATTGCCGTTCTTGGCAAAGGTACAAGTTTTGAAGCGTTGAGTTTTAATCCTGATGTTGTAAAACTATTTGAGTTAAAACGGTGGAACTTATACACGATTTTGGCAAAATTCGGCATACCGCCGAGAGTTGCAAATATCTCCGATAAATCAACTGCGTTAAGCGGAAAAGATACTAAAGAGCAACACTCGGCGTTTTGGCAATATACGCTTATTCCTTTGTTACGCCAATTTGAACAAATACTTGAAAGCCAATTTTTTATGCGTTTTAACCTTAAAGAGAATGGCAGGTTTGATCTTTGGGATATTCCAGAGCTTGCTGAAAATGAGGACGCACTAAGCAAACGTGATATTGCGGAAATAAACGCAGGGATTAAAACGATAAATGATGTTCTGAAAGAGAGAGGTAAAGAGCCGAAAGCATGGGGCGATGTTTGGCATAAGCCGAAAAATCTAGGCTCTGTTAAAGATGGTGGCGCTTATGATGAATAACAGCGTTATCATTGCTTCTACTGCTGATTTTCTCGTTGATACGCTGCGTAATAAATTAAAAGATTTGAATTTAAGAGTATTTACTGCCTGCAATGAAAAGGATTTGTATAACACTATCAATAGCACATTTCCCCGATTGATTTTTATTGAACACTGTTTTTGCGGTTATGATACGGATAATTATATTTCTAATACTTTAAAATTTAACCAAAATTTGCATTTTGTGATTTGGACTGTTTATGAAATAAATCCTGTTAATGCGGCTAGATTTATTCATGCAGGGGCGGAAAGTTTTATCTCATTTAGAGATACTGTAGAAAATGTTGAAAATACGCTTTTTAAAATATCGGAAGGTCAAAAGTGTTGTCCGAGTGATGTAAGAGAAGCACTAAAAAGCGATAAGAATATACCAATATTTAATATACCTTTAACACCAAGAGAATTGCAGATTATCAAATTATTTGGTTTTGAAGATAAAGAAATTTCAAAACAATTATCAATCGCTATCCAGACAGTTTATTACCACAAAAATAATATTTTTAGAAAACTCGGACTGAAAAGAAAAAATGAAGTTTTGGAATTTGTAATTAGGAATGGGATTTTAACGCAAAATGATTTTGCATAAAAAATATTTTGGAGGAAGGATTTATGATTATTAGGACTAAAAGCGGAGAAATAAAAGCAGACAATAACTCTGTTTTATTTGATTATTTGGGAATTAAAAAAGATGTAAAGGGAATTCAGAAAGTATCACAAGAAGTTGAATTGATTGCCTCTGTTCCGTTTTGTTTATCGACAGAAGCGAAAACAGAAAATGAATTGCCCTTTGTTTCTGATGGCTTTGCGTGGACGTTATCAACTTATGATCTTGACCGTTACGGTGAAAGGATTGATCCGTATGGTTGGGATTTTAAGAGATATATGGCTAACCCTGTTGTTGAGTGGGCGCATAGATACGATATTCCAGCGATAGGAAAAATTGACGGGCTTACGATTGACGATGATGGCTTGCATGGTGTTGTAGTTTTCAACAGCAAGGAGTTTGACCCTTTCGGTTGGGCTATTGGGGAGCGTGTAAAGGCTGGAGTTATTAGGGCTGGTTCTGTCGGCTTTCGTGTTATCGAGATAGAAATACCATCTAAAGAGGACAGCAAGGACGGAACATCACTTATTTTTCGTAAACAAGAGCTTTTAGAATTTTCAATTTGCAATGTTCCTGCTAATCCTTTCGCATTAGCAAAAAACATTGAAGCGGCAAAAACAGAAACAACACAGGAATTAAACTGCCCTACTTTTTGGGGTGGATTAATAAATAAATTTTAAGGGGTAATTTGGAAACGTTGTTTCCTTTCGATTAAAATTTGCGGCTAGCCAGCCGCAAAAAGAAAGAGGTTATTATGGACGAATTATTAAAGGCTATAAAACAAAAGATAGCCGAGATGAAGAAAATCGAGTTGACTGGTTTTACAAATACTGAAACCGCAACGGCGTATTTTCAAGAAAAGGAAATGATACTGGAAGGGATTGTTAAAACTCTTGAAGGTATCAGCAATCAGGAAGCGGCGGAAGTCGAGGCACTGAAAACGACGGTAAAATCTCTGCGTGAAGAAATTAAATGTCAAGCTTCAAGTCCAAGAGAATTATCAAGGCGTGAATTTCTTTACAATTTGGGTAAAGGTATTTCAGCGGCGTGGACAAGGAACAATAAAGGGTTAGCAGAGTTGTCGTTTACACCTAACATCAAGGTAAATGACTGGACTAATCCTAAAGAAATTTCATGGACTGAAAAGGGTTGGCAGGTAACTAAAGCCCCTCTTGGCGAACCGATGGGGAATATGTCAACGAATGACCAGTATCTTATCAACCCGATTTATGAAACTGAAATTATGCAGGACGCCGCCAAAAAATCTGTAATGATGAATTTAGTACGCCATAGACCGATGCTCGGTCCGTCTATCTTCCTTCCTACTCGTGATCGTGGGGGTGTGGAGTTAAACTGGCTTACTGCGTATGGTCAGCAG